ATTTAAATTCTTTTGTACCTGCAGTAAAATTAGTTGTACTGTTATTAGGTACAAGGAATGAACCTGTTACAGCACCGTTCGCATCAGTTGTTAAAGCTCCTGCACCACTTGGGTGAGCAACTTGAGTATTAACACCTACTAAAGGAGTATAACCTGGCTGAGCTTCGTTAACATAATCAGCTACAGCAACACCATCAAAGAAAGCATATACTTGAGTCGCTGGTTTCATACGTGTAGCACTAAAGTGCACAAGTCTTGTTCTCATGAATGGAACAAAGTTAACTTCAACTATTCTATCACCTTGACTAACAATTGTTGTATCAACTGCAATAGTTGTTTGAATACCTGATCTTGATTTGCCAGATTTATAACGTGATCTACCTCCGCCACTATAACTAAATGACCATGAGCCTCTACTTTTGACACCGTGAGGATTGCCGGTAACTTCCTTACCAGGAGTATAGACAGCATTATAACCACCGCCACCTCCGCCTGACCAATGAGTTTTCCATGCACCCCATACAGTTCCTAATTCAGGTTGTAGAGCATTGACCATGGCATCAAATTCGCCATCATTGTTGATGGTAACTTTTGGCCTACGATCTATATCAATCCATTCATCAGTAGATGGCGATAAAGCACAACTACCTGTCCAGTTGAATACGTTATAAGGGTTAACATTAATTTGACCAGAATACTGTGTCTGACTTATTATAGCCTCAGTAGTATATGGTAATGTAACTAAGTCACCAGTTTTTTGTGTAGTAGATGATGCATGGTATGCAAGTGCAGCATTACCTTGTGAAAATGGAGGTCTAAGTGTACGATTAGGTATATCAACAGCAGCTCTATATTCTGGTGACCAAGACTTTGACATACGAGTATTCGCAAATCCGTCTACTAAGTAACCAGCTTTCCATCTTGGATTATTATCTGTATCTAAAATTTGTCTGTTCTGTGCTTCAGTCTCTAAGAAATTAAGAGCAGCATAGTATTCTACCTGGCCTACTCTCTTATCAAGTCTACCAATATCACGCATTGTGTATCTACGATTATCTACAAAGTCAATGCCAACTTCATCAGTAGTTAAAGTATATGGAGGAATACTTAGTGTATATAAATGCATTGCATCACTTGGAACTTCAGAAGGTTCTGGATTACGTGATGGAACACCTTTTGTGACACCAAATACACCTTTAGAATCTACATAAACTCTATCCATTCTTGCTTCGTATATCTGAAGATCAGTTTCAAATTGTGAGTATCTTCTTGGAGCAAATGCAGTTTGAGCACCTGTTCCTGTGAAGTTACCACCTGAATTATCAATACGTGGTCTAAAGTCAACAGCTGATCTTAATTCTTGACCATTAATTACTGGAATAAGTGAGTAATCGATTTGGCCTGTGTATGAATCAACAGTAAAGAAATCACCTGATGAATGTGTGAAGTACTTATATGTAGTAGTAAGTGCTCCAGCCGCAGTATAATTTGATGTGCTTTTTAGATTAACTCTTCCTAAACCATAGTGAGTATCTTTTTGGCCAGTATCTAATTCAAAATGAGTAGTAACATCAGCATTACCAACATCTTCAGTAACAGATACTAATTCATGTACGTCTGCATGACCAAGCGGTTGTCCTGTACCAGTCCAAGTTGCGCCAGCATTATGTGACACTGCAGTATTACCGCTTAATGTTTTAGTCTTATGGTTTGCAGTTTTAATAACTGGTGCAATCAATCTTACACTATCACCATTAGCAGATGCAGGTAAGTTAGCTATGACAACACTTGGAGGAGTTGCTGAGTTATTAATAGTAATATCAGCACTAACAACTTCTTCACCACCGACTGTTGAGTCAGTATCGTTTATTAAAATCCAATTTGTATTAAGTGATTTTGAAGCAAACTGTTCGCCAGTAGATGCAGCAGTAAATGTAGCAGTACCAGAACCTGATACTGTTGCTGCTGTAAATAAGCGATTAGTTTCATATCGATAGTTAAAATCTGCAGTTGCAGTATCATCAACTTCACTATTACATGTTTTAACTCTATCATAAGGTAGATCAAATACTAATGAGTCAGGACCAAGGTTGTATGCAGTAGCAGCGGCAGAGTCAGCTATTGTAGCACTGAATGTAGCACCTGCAGCTGTGCCTTCTTTATCATCTAGCTGAGTTGCTCCAGTCATTGTACCAGTAAAATCAAATATATGTATTCTGTATCGTGAATCATCACCTGTAGTACCGGTGGAATAACCATTACCCGAAACGCGTTCGATTGAACGAGCACGACATGTACCAATCTCTGTACCACCCGAATTCTCAATACTTATTGTACCGAATGTGGTAATATCAGGAGTGCCAACCATATTTGTAACTTCAATATAGTTATTATGTGTTATCTCTGTAAGTTTATCTGTTTGTAATTCTGATGTTCTTGCTTTATCAAAAGCTACATTAGTAGTTGCAAGAGTTTGTATCTCATAACCTCTTACATAAGCTTTGGAAGGCTCAATAGCAACATTTAATTTAGTAGCATCAGATGCATGATCTTTAATTAATGCTTTGAATGGATTAACATAGTAGTTACCTGATTCATCAAATGTTCTACGAGCTAACTCATCAGCCAAGACATTATAATCAGCGCTTCGTGCTTTCTTCGTAACAACACCAGCTTCTAGTCTAGCAATAAGAACAAAGTTACCTGAGTTCGCACCAACTGCTTGAGTACTTAGTACTGCCTTGATAGAATAACGATGTGCACCTGGAGCCGAAGCATTAGGTGTACCTGTAGCATTATCATTTAGTGATGTATCAGAACCTGAACTAATAAGAGCTTCAGTAACTAATAGACCAATATCAAACGATACACTTGATGTATACTTAGATAATACAATTGTACTAGCTTTCGCAACAACCATATGTTTTTTGATATAGTATATACCATCTTCAATAGATACAATAGAACCAAAGCCTGTAGCAGCAGAAGCTTTTACTTCAGCTGTCTTACTACCTGTTGCTGTTAGTGAAGCGTTATCTGCAAATACTGTACCTGATATGTACTGTACCCAAAGTGTAATAGGATCAGCACCAGTCGCTAAGGCTGCGTGAATAACCTTTGCAACATTAGTACCATCAGTAAATTCAGTACCAACTAATTCAGCAACAGTATCAGCGGCCGCGTTAACAGAATCTAATTTAACATAGTCAATCTTATTATGAAGGTGAACTGCACCAGGGACAACAACAGAACCATCTTTAAACATATGATCACCTTGCGATGATATTTGATGTTGTAGTGCTGTTTGTAACTGGGTTAACTCTCTTGCCTGTATTGCCTTACCGGGTCTGAATAATACTCTTTGATATTTTTCTTTAGGGGATAGTCCATCCGCTCCTGCGGTCTCAAAGTCGTCCCAATATGGTTCTACGTTAAATGAAATTGCCATGCTTGTTTCCTATTTAAAATGCGATTACTAATCTTACTGTTTCTACCTGATCCGTTGCTCTGCTAGTTGCAGTTTTGTTCTCTACAAACATAACATCACCTGAGTGATGATTAATAAGAGGACCTGTTACTGCTGTGCAATCTTTTCCTGCAATTGACGTACCACTCTCACGTATATAGTCTGAGTCAGTGAATGCGACATATCCAGTAGCTTCGTTTTGTATATAATGTATTACACCAGAGGTGGCATTATATTCAACAACAAAACCCTTAGCACCTGTTATTGTACCTTCGATCAATTGATCAGATGGGAATGTATTACCCGTTGCAACTGTTAAGCTTGAACATGTATTATATGCTGTGGCACTTGCGATAGCACCAACAGTACCTGTACCAGTACTTGTTACAGCGATTGCTTTAAATACCGTACCAACTTTATAATCAGCTGGAGCTCCAGCAGTTGCCCAATTCGCTGCTGAACTATTACCTAGTGTTAAGATCTTATAAAATTGACCAATGACCATCGATGAAGCACCAGAGATAGCGGCTGAACTAGCAGCTAAAGTAGTTGGATTTTTCAAGATGGCTATTTGTCTAAAATCGTTTGCGTCAGGAATAGAAGCTGACTCATCACCAGTAAATGCTTTATTAATAGTTACATAATGAGAGCGAAGATCACTAGTAGGATTTGCACCAAAACCACCGACTGGACCAATAACTGGTCTCACTACAGCAGAAGTAGTTGAACCTGAAGTGCTTACTGTAATAAGTGCATGAGTATAACCTGTTCCTGGAGCTGTAACTGTAATATCAGTCATAGTACCTGTTGTACCACCTGAAAGAACTGCCGTGGCAGTAGCGCTTGTGCCATCACCTACAACAGTAAGTGTTGGAACTGATGTATAATCTACGCCAGCGTTAGTGATCTTATAGTTATATATTGCACCATCTACAGCAGCTTCTTGTACATTCCATTGATTTGTTAAAGCTGTATCTGCTCCAGCTCCTGGAGCTTCTAATAGATGTCTAACTGGAATGAAAGAAGATGTTAAGAATTTTGTTACATCAGCAGTAGGTATAGTATACATGTATTTCCATACATAACCATCAGCACCTGTAGCATGAACACCCGCAGCTTGTACACCAATTACATCAGGATTTACTGAACTTGATCCGTTTCCTGCTTTTAAACATAGGTAAACATTATTATTATCAGAGATAACAAAATACAGCTTGCCTTCAATGTTTGTATCTTGATCATCATACTCAATGTATGTTGTACCACTCACCCATAAGTTTCTTGTTGAACTATGGATAATATCTATTGCATCAACTCTCTTCATGGCAAACATATTTTCCCATAAAGTGTGTGATGTATAATCATTCTCATATGGTACTGTTGGAGTCGTGTCGTCTGCCCAAGCATTCGGCCTTCCTAATGCCATATAGAATTGGTTCTCTGCTAGACTAGATACGAACTTATTCGTTGTGTCTAATCTAAATTTACTTGTAATTATTGCTGACATAGTGTCTCCGTTATTATGATATTACGATCGATATCGTACCTAATTGTGTTCTTATATTGTTATTTATACTATCTTGTATTGTATAATGAGCTAATTCTTGATTTGAACCCCACCAAGTGAACTTATTATTCTCCCAATGATTCCACATACCTATCTTCTTAAATTGAGAACTTCCATTTGGAAAGAATGTCCAAGTTTTCTCTACATAACTTCCAGCATCATTAAATGAAATCGGTCCAATCTGAATCTGTGCTATGTTTATATTTATCAGACCAGCAGGAAGTAACCAGCCAGGCTGAGCGTTGTTATTCATTGAAGCTAATAACTTCACAAAGATATTAATCTCACCGAAGAATATAAATCCTGCCGGATGAATCAATCTTGTGAATGCATTCTTCCAATCTGCAATATTCTTACCAGTCTTTAGAACATATGAAAACTTTTGGTAATAATAAGAGTCTTGTATAAATTTCTTATTTGATAAGAAACCATTTGCTGTAGTGAACAATCCTTTAGGATATGTTTTAACAACATCACCATTAGCTAATGCACTTGTAAATGTTAATCTATATTTTGTAGTTGTATCTGAGTATACTTCCTCAACATAATCTGTACCTGGAGTTTGATATACATTATTAACAAATACAATATCATCATCAAATATTAATGCTTGTGTTGCATCATTGTTTCCGCTAACAACTGTAGGTGTACCAGATACTGTAATAGTATTTGTTGGTGTATAGTTACCTTGATTCGATATAATGTCGGCTGCTTGGTCTGTCCAATCTCCATCAGATGGAGATAATATATCTATATATGGAAAGTATGTCTCTACATCATCGTCATAGATTGTTCTAAAGAATGATGTAATAGATTCAGGTGTGCCTCTACTTCTATAGAACTCAATAAGGTGTTTATAGAAAGTACGTGGATCTGTGGCGAAGTCTCTTGGTACGGCTATACCAATTTCATTCTGCAGCTCTGTAAGCAATGCTTCTTCTACGTTGTCAATATCTCTTTGAGTATCAAGTGAGTTTAAAAAGAAACCAGACTTATTAGTACGTTCTAAATATAATGCATATACCTTAATGAATTCAATAAGATCAGGATATGTAGAAGCTACATGTTCTGGTATTAAGTCATTAACATAAGATGATATATTATATTTACCAAGCTTTGACATTAGTTACTCACTGTAGTATAATCGATACCAGCAGTTGTACCGCCAGTTGCCATAGTATCTATCTCGCCAGTAATTTGTGCAGCTGAAGTATTAATAGTTAGTAATTCATTTCTTGTAGGTGACACATCAGAAGATGCTGGTTTAACCGTGATATCAATTGTAGTTTTTCCAGTAGGAAGTGCGGTTGGATTAAAGCTGTTTAGTGTAACAGTACCAGCCTCTTCATTTACTTCACCTATATTAGTATCTAGTACTAAGTTAGATGTATCAACGATTTGGATAATTCTTGTATTAGATGAAGCATCATAGTAATCTTTTATCTTTGCATCAACACCTTGAAATGTAAACAGTGTAGATGACACATAAGAACCAAGAGCAGAAGTAGTAGCATCTAAATCAGTAAGAGCTTGATTGAATGCGAGTTCGTATTTCTTTGCAGTACCAAGGGTAGGTACAATTTTCTTTGTCATTTTAATACGGGTGATGTTAGATAGGATAGCAATACTAGTATCATCAATCTTCTTCAAAACATTTGAGTCTCTGTATACACCACCGAAACTCTTTAAGGTATCGTTATTATATGACACTAATGCATTCCTTATTGAAGTTGCCAAGCCGCTTGCTGTAACCGTAGCAAGGTTAGGGTTAAATTTAAAGTAAACCTCTAACTCGATATATGTATACTCAGGGTCGACCAGAACAGGAGTTATACTTACAACGTTTTTAGGTTTAAGTATATTGTTTTTGACTGTTGCTTTTTGTGCATCAGTAAGTACTTCAGCTGATAAAGGTTTAATACTAATATACACTTTACCGTAATCAGGGATAGGGTTATCTTCTCCACCCCATACAGAAACGGCTTCAACATCAGCAAATTCGTTTTTAATAATTGTTTTATAATCATCAGGAGTAACAGCTCTGTTTTGAGATACAAATCCAAGAGGAGCATTAAACTTAATTGCCTCTTTAGTTTCTCTTGCTGCACCGCCTGTAGCTTTAGTCACAAGGGTGATTGTTTCAGTAGCGTTACCATTTAATGAATCGGTCATGGTGAACAAAGTAGCACCATTTACATCTGCCCCCGATGGTATAGTAGAGTATTCAATAGTAATAGTGTTACCATTTCCTGGTCTCCTACCAATAATGTTATCACCAAACTTAATCTCATAATAACCATCTCTACCTTCTTCTAAGAAATATACTTCACTCGTACCATCTAAATTTACAATATTAGAATTAAGAGTATATACTTTTGCAGCATTTGTACTTCCAGAATCTACCACGGTAACTCTAACAGATTTAGTGTTTACATTAGTGGCAGGAATTATATATGATTCGAATGTATTATTTTGATATGTGTAAACTATACTTGTCAATGTTCCTTGCTCAATTGATAGATTAGAGAATTTCCAACCATCAGTTATATTATAGTTAATAGTTTGAGTGGCTGAGCTAAACATTGGATAATTAACACCAT